CTCGGAATCAAAAAGCTTGAACGCCAGCCGGACGCGCTGCGATTGCCCTTCAACGCCCTGCATCGCTTCGGCGACCGCCTGAAACTGTTGCTCAAGCGGCAAGGAAGCCAGCGCCTTCGCGTCAAGCCCCAACTCTTTGAGTGCGGCTTGCGCCTCGCCGGTTCCCTGAGACGCTTCGGCGATCCGCCGCGTCATGCGTTGCAAGCCGATATCAAGCTGATTGGTTTGAACGCCGGTCAATGCCGCCGCATGGCGAAGCGCCTGCAATTCGTCGGTCGCGATCCCGAGCCGGTCGGACATCTTCGCCAGGGCATCAACCGACTTGAACGATTTGACTGTCAAGGCAGCAACCGCCGTTGCTGCGGCCGTTACGGCGACCGCCACGGCTTGCGCCATTCTTTTGAGCGTAACGCCGATCGCGCGGCCGAAAGCTTCGGCACGCCTTTCGGTGTCCGTCATGCTCTTGTCAAGCTTGGACGTATCTCCGAAAATCTCGATCCAAAGAGAGCCGATTTTCATCTTATTGTAGAAGCCTCTTTAGACGGTCAAACGTCGGTCGGTCGATCTTTCCGATCTTCTCCGGCGGACGGCATGCCTCGTAAATCAGCCAAAACTCTTGAGGATGCATTCGCCAGAATTCAGACGGCGCTATTCCCCAACCGCCGAAGCTTTGCGGGGCGCACGCGGTTTTGAACGCTTCCTTGACAAGCTCGACGCGGCTCTCCGAGCTTGCCGGTTGGCTTCCCCCGGCGGCTTACCCTGCGCCTTTTTCAACGCGTCCGGCGGCATCATAAGCGCCAGCAACTCGGTAAGGGCGACCGTTACCGCAACCGCGCCACCATCGCCGAACATGCCGACATAGACTTGATCGTCGGACACGTCGGCGCCCGCATAACGCAATAACTCGCCGTAAGCCGATGCCAGCCGGGAAAGCTTCAAGTCGCTCTTGGGCGATTGCGCCATTGCCGCAACCTCGCCCATAGTTATGACGCCCTCGACGCGGCCGATTGCGCCCATGACGCGATCCGGCGGGATCGTGTATTCCTTCCCGCCGAATCCGATCTTGATCTCTTTGAAAACGCTCATGCGCGCACCTATCCCGCGGCCTCAACGGCAACCGTCGCCGCGCTGGTCGCGTTCGTCGATCCGGCCGGATTGGTCGCCGTAACGCGAACCGTGATCGCGTTGCCGACGTTTGCCGTAACAAGCGTGTAGGTTTGCCCGGTCGCCCCGGCGATCTCGACCGCACCCTCGCCGTCGTCTTCGAACCACTGATAGGTAAACGTCGGCGCCCCGGTCCATGTGCCGGGGAAGGCGGTAAGCGTTTGGTCCTCGACAACCGAGCCGGAGATAGCCGGCAGGACGAGATTAACCGGCGCCGCCGGGGCGTTCGACGTAATCGCGTCGGCTGACATAAGCTCGGCAGTAAAGGCAACGTGCCCGTCGCTTTCGCCTTGATGCTGCAAATTCGAAAGGAAAAACTCGCCGACCTCAGTCGATCCGTCCGGATGCGCAAGCGTCACGTCTTCAAGGCTCGATCCGTTCCACTTGACCAAAAACCGCTGATAATTATCGACGGTCGCGACGCCCTCGATCGACAGATCAATTGCCTTCGTTCCCGGTATGGCAAGAATTCGACGCCAGCCGTCCGAATCGTCGTTAGTCGTCTCGATCGGCCCGCGCGGGCGCGATATCTCGCGAGCATTGATCGCAGCAACAAGCACGTCGCCGGCGCCGTCATCGATAAGGATTTTCAAATCGCGGGCGCTATAGCCCTTTTCATTCTCAGCCATTGCTTAGCCTTCCCCTTCGTCGCTATCGAGCGGTTGCCGCTCGATCCGAAAATTCGCGGTAAACAGAAACCGATTGTTGTCGTCGCGGCCGATCGCGCCGATATCGCTTGTCGCCCAAATGCCGATATAACGAGCCTCGCCGATCTCGCGCGTCGTCTCTTGCGTGAGAAAGCCGTAAATCTCATTCGCCTTTTCGTAAGCGTCGGCGTAGACCGGCCCGCGGACGCGGACTTGCAACGTCGTGTCGCGCAACTCGATATCGGGCATCGGTGCATTGCCGCCGGTATCGTAAACCGTCACGGCTTCGTCCGGCGTTTCCGGCTCGGCGCCGACATTGATCGACCACGCCGCCACGCCGCCGAACGTCCCGACGCCGAGCGCGGTTAGGTAGATCGCGATATCGTGCGCCGGCGATCTCATTCGGGCACCTTGGCATGACGCGCGACCGCAGCGACTACATCGTCGGCTTTTTCGTTGGCCGCATTCTCAAGGAATTTCGCTTCGCCTTGCGGTCCCCAATAGCGGCCAAGGCCGGACGGCCGCGGCTGGCCGGCCAGCTTCATTTCAAGATTCTCATGGACGAACGGCGCGTAAGCCGCCTCGTAACCGACTTCGACCGTCAAGCCGTCCGCCGATTTCCGTTGCGTGTAACCGCTGGCACGAAGGTTCCCCAACTCGACCGGGACACGTCGCTTGGACTCGCCCTCGATAATCAGCCCGCCGGCGAACAGCCCGCCGGCCAACCGCTTTTTGATAGCGCCGATCTCGCGATTGAGATTCCGCTTAACCGTATCCATGCCCCGGACGCGCGCCGCCATTAGAGGAAGACCTTATGCAGCGTTTCGTCGGCGCCGAGCGACGGCGATTGCCCGACTTGACGGATTTCCCGCGCGCTCGCGTCCGGCGTTCCGACGAACGTCCCGAGCGCCAGCTTGCCGCGGACAGCGAGCAACCGATCGACGTAAACGACCGCGCTTGACGTAAGCTCTTGCCCGTCCGGCGAGCGAAACAATTCGGCCTTTTCCTGCCAGCGACACATGACCGCGACGGCCGCGCCAAACATGACGCCGCCGAAGCCGTCGTTTGCGCCAGGCGCCCAATACGTCGCCGCCTGATTCATGTTTTCGGTGTAAGCGGTCATAGCGTTTCGAACACCACTCCCCGCTTGCCGAGATTGGCGAGGCAGCCGTTAGGATCGAGCGCAAGCGCCTGTTGGCCGTAAGTCGTGCCCCTCAAGCCCTCGCCCAATTGCGCAACCGCGTAAGTCTCGGCAGCGTCGCCAAGCTTCTTCGACGTTCGCGACGCGCTGCCGCCGGTGCTGGCGATCATGTGAGCCGTAAGCCATTTGACGATCGAGGCTTGCCGCGCACTCGACAGCGACGAAATGCAGTCTTCAGCGAGCAACGCAGCATCGTCGATCACGGCGCTGACTTGCGGATCGGTCATCGTCGTTGCGATGATCGCGCGCACGTCTTCAGCCGAAGGCTTCGAGATTGCCAAGGATCACACTCCGAAAATGTTCAACGTCTCCGGCGCGGTCCGCCGGACGCCGGAGACGTTGCCCGAGCGCCCCCGGCTATTCCTTGTCCGCGACGGCCGCTTGCAAAGCCTCAAGGGCAGCTTTCTCGGTTCGGAATTCCTCGCCGAGCAATTCGGTTGCCGCCGCCCTGAATTCCGCCGCGCGCATATCGTCCACCTTGCCGATCAAGTCGTTGATCGCCTGGACACGGGCCGGCGATTGCCGCGCGGCGCCAAGCGTCACTTGACCGCTTGCGCCGGTTTCAATCTTGGCCGGCATATCGATCTTGCCGCCGATAATGAGCCGAGCCGGGCCATAAGCCTTGATCTCGGCTTCACTCATATCGAGCGACTGACCGCGGGCGTACCGGGCGAAGCCGGCGCCCTCGCGCCGCATATAGGAACCGCGTTTGATCGTTACCTTCATCGCTCAATCACTCCTAACCGGCCGGCCGCAGATGCACGACGCCGGACTCGCCGTCGAACGTGCTCTTGATCCGCGGAACCTGGACGCCCATGACCTTGAATTTCTCGATCATGCCGCCCATTGCCTGCCAACTGACCGTTGTCACGCCCTGCGCCTTGGCGAGATCGACGACATCACGCACAAGCTGGACAAGGATCACGTTGTCGCCGGTCAGCCGATCGGCGAAGCGAATGCCGGAAATGCCCTCGATTTCCATGATCCGCTGGCGAATGGTCTTGGTCGTGACCGTGATCCCCTCGCCCGCGTCGCCGACGAGATAGTCGGCGTCAAGCGCCGTCTCATAGGCGCCCGGCAGATAGAGCATGTAGGGGCCATGATAGTGATCGGCCTTCGCCGACGCCTTCATGGCGATCACGTCGGCAACGATCGCGTCCCCCGTTGCCGTCAACCAGGATGTAGTCTGATCGACGGTGTTGCGATCGGGATGGTTGAGGTAGCCGTAAATCGTCCCCGCGTCCGGCCCGCCGAGCGTGATCGGAGCGCCCGAGAAAAGCATATCCTCGAATTTCTCGGAAACGACACGCGACGCCAGTCCAGCCATCGTCACGTCAACCGATTCGCCGAACATGCGCGAGGCGATCAAGCGCCGAATGTTCACGTCGAAATCCTTGTGAACAATCGGAACCGGGATATTGGCGTGGTCGTAAGCGACTGTATCCCGCTCGCCTTCGGTAACGCCCGACATGTTGATCTCGGCAGGCGTGATCTCGGAAACTTGCTCATAGGTCGAAACGACGATTCCGATCGAGCCGAGATTGTGAACGAGGCCGCGAGATTCGAGATCGGCGATCCCGACAAGGCGATCAACGCCAGCCTGGACAACCGCCCGATCGATATCCCGCCATTCGTCGATCCGAAGCAGCGCCGGCGCGTTGACGACGATCGAACCGAATTGCCCGCTACCCTGATTGACGACCATCCGGCTTTCGCCGCTGTCGTCGAGATACGGGCGCATGGCGTGAATGTTGAGCCGCCCTTGCGGATCGAGCGCGGCCCGAAGAATACCGGCGGCGCTGTTGAGTAGTGCTTGCCTGTCCATGATTAGACGATCTCCACCTTGATCCGGGCGACAGCGCCGCCTTCGGCATTGTCCACGGCCTCAAGCGCCCGCGCGCACGCGTGCCCGCCGAAGCTCGTAACCACGCCCTCGCCGTCTTCGGCAGCCGCAGTCAAAGCCTGTAGCGCGCCGGCGCCGTCCGATTCGAGTAGCGCGCCAACGGCAACGTCTTCACCGTCCGCAAGCAGCGCGTAAACACGATCGCCCGGCTTGCACGCCCAATAGAGAACGCGATCGCCACTCTCGTAATCGTCATCGATCGTGTTGCCGACCAGTTCCATTTCGCGGGCGACAAGGTTGCAGCCTTGCGCGCCGGCCGCAGAATGTGCCACGACGGCGCCCGCCGAATTCAGCAGGACGAACATGCCGGGCGTAATCGTTCCGCCGGCAGCGGCTTCGCGACCGATCGGAGCGCCGCCCAAAAGGACGGTCTTAGGGGTATCGCGGCTCGTCATCTTATGCGGCCTCCCTTGCCTTCGCGTTGGCGCGGATCACGTCGCCGATATCCTGGGGAACCATCGACGCCGCCGGATCGTCTTTCTCGAAAGCAGTGATCGACGCCGGGGCACCGCCACGGCCCGAAAAATCCATGATCGGGGCAACCGCGCCGGCGACAGCGCGAAGCGTCTCGATCGGCATTGCTTCAGCCGTTGCCTTGTCGATCTTGCCGCCTGCCGTCACTCTGGCGATCAAGGCCGGCCGCTCTTGCTCGGCGAGCGCCGCCGGGACCATCTTCGGCAACGCTTCCTTGAGCGTGTTCGTGACGATCTCGGCAATCGACTCGGCAGTCAGCGCGTCCGGCTTTTTCTCGCCGCCGTCGCCCGGCTTTTTGTCCTTGTCGGCGTTGGCGTCCGGCTCGATGCCGGCGGCAACCGCCTTGAGCGCGTCGTCTGACATCGCTTCAAGCGCAGCCTTGTCGATCTTGGAATTCGCCGTGATCTTTTCGACCAGGGCGGCTTTCTCTTTCGAGTCCATTTCAACCCCTTTTGAGTTGGTACGAAGAAACTTGTTGCGAAGCTCGCGAAGCGCCGGCGCCGACATCATGCGAAGCGAATCTTCGTCTTCCGGCTTGAACGGCGAGCGATCGTCGGAAATGAGATCGGCGCGCATCTGGCGCACGTCGTCGTCATAGCCACGCTCTTGCGTTTCGATCCCGAGCGCACCGGCGAGCGTTTGAAGCGCGTCACGAATCTTGCTTGACATACCCTGTCCTCGGTTTGCGCGAACGCCGCAGCCGTCCGCCCATGAACATGCGCCCGACTCGCCGGGCAAAAGCGCCAAGTGATCGGGCTTCAAATCACGATGTGCGACCGTGTACCGCTTGCCCTTGAAAGAGCCGGTCGCCGTTTCTTTCTTGGAAAAGTAGCCGGTCGAAACGTCCATTTCCTCGCCGGCTTCAAGAGCCGGAATCAGACCCGGCGCAACCTTGTTCGCGCGCTTGACCTCGATCCACGCTTCGCCCTTGAGCTTGTCGCCGTCCATGCCCGCATTGAAAATGCGGCCGACGTGCCAGCGTGAAAGCGTCTCGGGACTGTTGGCCGTGGCGAAGCCGCCGCCGTCTGTCGGATGGCCGACAGTGACCGGGACGCCGTTCCAAGATTCGGGAATTAATTCGTCCGGCTCGATCAAGGCGCCGTTGGCGACCGTATGCCGAAGCAGCACGATCGGCACTATCAGCATATCGACGCCTTCGTATTTCGTCCGGCGCGCCCGATAGGCGGAAAAGTTGAATTCGATCGAGTGACCGGCGAAGCCCTCGCAACCGCACGCGCCGCCGCAGTCGCAACGCGATAGATTGGCAACGAAAGAATGCGAACGCCTCAAAGAGCCGATCCCGAAAAAGAAAAGGCCGCTGCCTTTCGGCGGCGACCCCCGGCTTAGCCCGGTAAGTCTTGGAGATTCGAACGATCGCGAATCTCTACAATTTGAAGATTCGTGTCAAGCCCCTTTATCTTTGAGCGCCGCAAGCCGGCCGTCCGCCTCAAGTCCGCGTTCATACCGGCGCACCTTGGCCCGATATTTCTTGGCCGCATTCTCGGCGCGCTTGCGCTTCGATTCCCAACGCTTGA